GCAAAATGATGGCTCAGTGCAGGAACTAGACTTTCTTGACGAACATACCAAGAACGTGTTTAAAACTGCTATGGAACTAGACCAGCGAATATTGATCGAACTAGCCGCTGATCGCCAAGAGTATATCGATCAAGGTCAATCTCTAAATCTATTCTTCCTACCTACTGCAGATGTTAAGTACTTACACGCAGCCCACTTCCTTGCTTGGAAGAAGGGATTAAAGACCCTATACTATTGCAGAAGTGAGAAGATCAAGAAAGCCGATAAAGTCTCGAAGCTAATTAAACGACAAATTATCGAAGAAATTGATATTCGTGCTCTTGCTGAAGAAACCTGTTTAGCCTGTGAAGGGTAATCTATGTCTAAGAAAACTGAACTAAAACTAACTGACGAGCGTTCGTATTTCAAGCCGTTTAGGTATCCATGGGCGTATGAAGCATGGCTGCAGCATGAGCAAGCACATTGGATGCATACCGAGCTTCCCTTTATTGAGGATGTCAAGGATTGGAATACTAAGTTAACTGAGAACGAGAAGTACTTCTTGACTCAGATTCTACGCTTCTTCACTCAGGGTGATATTGACGTAGCTGGTGGATATATCAAGAACTATCTACCATATTTTCCTCAGCCTGAAATACGTATGATGCTTACCGGGTTTGCTGCTCGTGAAGCTCTACATATTGCTGCTTATTCACATCTCATTGAAACTCTAGAGATGCCTGAATCAACTTATCAGCAGTTTCTTGAGTATGAGGCCATGAAGGAAAAGCATGAATACTTTGCTGAGATGTCCGCACAGGATGAGCAGAGTGTTGCTCAGCAGATTGCCGCATTCTCAGCTTTTACTGAAGGTATGCAGCTATTCTCATCGTTTATCATGCTTCTGAATTTCCCGCGACATGGTCTTATGAAGTCGATGGGTCAGATTATTACTTGGTCTATTGTAGATGAGACTATGCACTGCGAAAATATGATTAAGCTTTTCCGTACATTTATCGAAGAGAATAAGCATATTTGGAACGATAAGCTTAAGAGTGAGATCTATACCATTGCTACAAAGATGGTAGAGTTAGAAGATAAATTTATTGACCTTGCCTTCTCAATGGGTGAAATGAGAGATCTTACCGCTGATGAGGTTAAGAAGTATATTCGTTATATTTGTGATCGTCGCTTGATCGCAATGGGCATGAAAGGTATTTTCAAAGCTAAAAAGAACCCACTACCCTGGGTAGAAGAGATGCTTAATGCTCCTACCCATACTAACTTCTTTGAGAATAAGTCTACAGACTACGCCAAGGGTGCTTTGACTGGTACATGGGGTAGTGTCTGGGCAGCTTAATGAAGTTTAAGTTTAAGAAACTTTACATGGAGATGGCTGAGTCAGTCAGCCGTCTTTCCTATGCCAAGAGACTACAGGTTGGCGCTGTTATCGTCAAAGATAACAGAGTAATTTCTATTGGCTATAATGGTACACCAACTGGGTGGGATAATAATTGCGAATCAGTAGACGAAGACGGTAAGCTGACTACTCGCAAAGAAGTCATTCACGCTGAGATGAACGCGATAGCTAAATTAGCTAGATCATCTGAGAGTGGTGAAGGTGCTTCGTTGTTTGTTACACATGCACCTTGTATTGAATGTGCTAAACTGATTTATCAATCAGGTATAAATCATGTATATTATAAGAATAGTTACAGAAGCGAGGAAGGTAAAAATTTTCTAAAAGCTTCAAATATAGAAGTAGAGGAGTTAACAGATGGATAAAGAATACGAATGTGAAGATTGCTGCGCTGTTTTCACTGTAGAGACTATAGAGGATAGTGAAGAGGCAACAGAGCCATTTTACTGCCCGTTCTGTGGTGGTATGAATATCAATAACGGTGCCGATGATGACGATGACGATGACGGTCTAGATGATGATGAATTATTTGATGATGACGAGGACTAACTAATATATACCCGTAAAGGGTATATTATGTTAACTGAAGACAGTCCTTGGCTATTTAATACTAATATTCTAACAGAAGAAGAGATAAAAGATTGTATCTCTCAATACGCTGGATTTATATACTTAATTACCAATACATTAAATGGTAAAAAATATATTGGTAAAAAGATATTTACTAATACCAGACGTGTAAAACAGAAGAACAAAACAAGACGTAAAGTAAAAAAAGCAGAAAGTGACTGGAGAGACTATTATGGTTCCTCTCCTGCACTTTCTGCTGATATTGTTCGTTTTGGTAAAGGTAATTTTAAAAGAGAGATTATCAGATTTTGTAATAATAAATCTGAAATGGCTTATTTTGAAGCCAAAGAACAGTTTGTCCGGGGATGTTTAGAATCCCCGGACTGGTATAACGAACATATTATGTGTAGAGTAAGAAAAGCAAATCTTAAGATCTATTCTTCTCATTCACAAGTGAAGTAAGAATATTTGTCCATACAGCTGCTCTACGATCCCAGTTAAACTTAAAGTCAGCATAGGTCTTAATAAAGTCTAAGATAGGCTCTACTTGAGGTTGCTGTACCATCTGAATAGCAGTAATTAGATTACCCGCAAAACGATTAGCATGCTGAGTAGGGTCTTCACACCACTGATATTGCATGGTTAATCCACCAGATGTTTCTGGTAAAGCAGCAAAGTTAGGATGTACAGCTAAGCAACGAGCACTCATGGCTTCGATAAGACATAAGCAGGACGTCTCAGGCCAGATAGAAGGATAGGCAAAGATATGAGACTTCCTAAGCGCTTCACGGATCTCATCATTAGTAACCGAACCGTGATAGTTAATCTTAGGATGCGCTACGCAGCGTTCAAATACTGCCTTATAAGGCTCGTCACGCTCTCCCCACCCATATAACTTAAAGCTTGAGAATACATCCAACTCGATATTATCGAACTTCTCACAAAGCTTCTCAAATACAGGTACTAACAATTCTAGACCGCGATGAGGAGTAGGAGTGTAGATGATCTTAATTACGTCCTTACTCTTATCATTGCAATTATCAATAGGTACAATAGCATTCTCTAGTACAATGGACTTACTATAAGGAATACCAAGTACATTCTTATACTTTTCCATCTGCCAGTTTGATACGAATACAAACATATCAAATTGATCTCGATAACCCGACTCTGAGAGCCTACTAACAGCAGGGTCTTCTGCTAGATCATGACACCAGAGAATCTTGATCTTGTCCGGATCAAGAACGTTCGGTCTAGAGCAGATAATTTGAAATTTATCGAGTAGATCCTTATCTACTCTACTAAAGAGACCATCTCGCATGATCTCTGTGCCGCCTTTTGCATTAGCGGCAATATCAGTTTGATTGTCCGTTATTGTTAGCTTCATTATTATTCACCTGCTCATTTGTATCGGGTTGCTTTTCAATATTAATAATAGAGCTCTTATAGAAAGACCTCCATTCATTTCTATCTAGGCTAAAGACTCTAATAATATCAGGGTTTAGATTACGTGTGTCCGTACCGCTGGGATGCAACTCTTCTGGAATAAGAGCTAGATTCTTTGTGCACGGCATGACACGTACTTCACCCGTTGTCTTCTTAGTAAAAGTTACCATGGCAATACCGCCAAGATATTCTTCTAGTAAGACATCACTAACAGCCATTAAATTACTCCTGGATTATCAGTTACATATTCAATAAGATCAGTATAGCCGCCTATCAACTTATTTTCAAGATAAATGGCAGGAACGGTCTTCATACCAGTCAAAGTAATGAAATCATCACGAGCAATATCAGTACCTACCTTGACTTCTTGTACTGGTATATTCTTCTTGGCAAAATACGCTTTTGCCTTTACACAATAAGGACAGTTGTCCTTAGTGTACATCTTTACTTGCATTTAGTGCTTCCTATTCATTGCTCTGTTTTTACGCTTCTTACTGCCGATCTTACGGCGACCCTTACCATACTTTTTCAAACCAGTTCTAGCAGCCATTATGCGATCTCCTTATTAAACCATTCAGGTACTTCACGCTTTGTCCACTTAGCAAAACTACGCTTAGCGCCATTGTAGTATGCCTTATAACATACTTTAGAATCAGCAGACACTTTGTATTCATCAGGCATAGCAGGTGGAGGCTGCGTAAAATATCCCGTATCAATATTGTTAGGTGGTGTCTTTAAAACACCTTTGAGTTCATCATAAGTTTTGTGAACTCTACCATATCTATATTGATACTCATCTGCTAGTTCGCAAAATAGACAGTACAACCAATTATAATTATTGTTAGACTGCCTAAGCCATAATCCAGACGGGTGCTTAACGTGGGAGGCTTTATATACCTTATCCTCGCGCTCATCAGGCAGTAGCCAGCGTTGAATATTTCTATCCAACCTGGTCTTACCTTGATATTGCTGACCGTCTAAAATACGATGCGCAGTAGACATTAACTGCGCATATTCAACTATCATCTTAACGACATGCTTGTCTATGTG